GCTATGCTATACGGGTCCTTAGTTGAAGGTGCTGTTTTTATGAAACAGGACCCTAACACAATTATGTTATATGAACAAAAGTTTCAAGAAGCGTTAGGACTATTAAAAGTTTTAGGAGAATTTAAAGACGTTCGAGACGAAGCCAGAAATGATCAAATAAAACTGATGGCACAGGGAGTTGCTGATGCCTAAAGAACCATTAAAGCATTTAGAAGGGTCAGAAATAGCTATTGTAGCTATGGGTAAAAGTCAATTAGATTTTCATTTAGCAAAGGCAAATAGTGCTTATTTCGATGAAGTCTGGGCAATTAACGCGATGATAGGTGTGTTACCTGAAATAGATAGAGCGTTTATCCTGGATCCTGTAACTAGATTTTTAGATACTGAAGACGCAGGCTCAATGACTCCAATGATGAGAGATAAGCTACCTTCTGCTAAATATCCAATATATTCTTGTGTTTTAGACGATAGAGTTCCTGCCCTTGAAGAATACCCTTTAGAAGAAGTTGTAGATGCGACACAAAGCGCTTATCTTAATAACACGATAGCGTATGCGCTTGCGTATGCGATTTGGAGTAAGGTCAGACAAATATCTCTTTTTGGAGTTGATTTTACATATAGAACAAATATGCATTTTGCAGAATCGGGCAGGGGGTGTGTTGAGTTTTGGATAGGTAAATGTATTAATAACGGAATAGATGTGGGAATTGCTCCTAGTTCTCCTTTATTAGATACTGATATTGGATTAAAAGAAAAACTTTATGGGTACCACAGATTAGAAAACCCTAAAGTTGTTTATCAAAATGGAGCAGGTTTAAAAGTTTGTAAGTGGAACGAAATAGCAGTAACTACTGCAAAACCTGTAGGAATAATAGGTCGAGATGATTTAGAACTATCTCCTCCTGAACCAGAGAAGTATTAATGCAAACAGACAAATTTGAATTATCTATAGGAGATTTAGGAGTTACAACAACCCATAATAGAGGTCATACTGTAGAAGAATTAGCTGAAATGGCTACAAATAAATTAATCTCTATAAGTGAAGATGCTGATCCTATGGTAAAGGCACAAGCACACGCATTTAGAGATAAATGTAAATGGATCATTCAATTCTATGTAAATGAAGGAATAAAAAACCACATTTGCACAGTATGTAATGAATTAGAAAAACAAGGTCATAAAGACCTAGCAAATATAATAAGGAGAATATAATGGCAATCACACAAGCAATGTGTACTTCTTTTAAGAGTGAATTACTTCAGGGAGTGCATAATTTTAAAGCTTCTGGGGGAAACTCTTTTAAACTGGCTCTATATACAAGTTCAGCGACAATGAGCGCGTCTACTACAGCTTATAGTACAAATCAAGAAGCATCAGGAACAAACTATAGTGCGGGTGGAGCGGCATTAACGAATGTTAATCCAACTACTTCAGGAACAACTGCGTACACTGATTTTTCTGATTTGACTTTTGGTACTTGTACAATTACAGCAAGAGGTTGCATGATTTACAATGACACAGCATCAGGAGATCCAGCAGTAGCTGTATTTGATTTTGGCGGAGATAAAACCTCTACTGCAGGATCATTTACAATCTCGTTCCCAACAGCTGATGCAAGCAATGCGGTTATAAGAATTGCTTAAAGGATTAGCCTGTGGCTAATATAACTGGTTGGGGTCGAAGCACATGGGGCTCAGGCACATGGGGCGAACCCGTAGTAGTCTCATTAACAGGCTTGGCAGGAACCAGTGCCTTAGGCTCTTTAACTGTAACTGCTAACGCTGATGTTGCAGAAACAGGAGTTGCAGCTACTGGTGCAGTAAACTCACTTACGGTTACAGGGGTCTGTAATCTTTCTATTACAGGACTTGCTGGAACCAGTGCTTTAGGCACAGAAAGTGTTAGTGCGGATGCAAATGTTGCAGAAACAGGTGTAGCGGCAACAAGTGCAATCGGTACCGTAATTGCGAACGGAGTTGCAATAACAAGTGTTAGTGGTATTGCTTCTACGATATCGCAGGGGGATGAAACAGTCACTGGTGATGCTAATCTTTCTGTTACAGGACTTGTAGGAACAACTGCGCTAGGAAGTCTGAGTTTAGTAACTAATAATGTAATATCAGTCACTCAAAACGCCATGACCAGTGGTCTTGGTAGTTTAACAGTCACGGCAGTTGCAAATATATCTTTAACGGGGCTTCATGCCACAGGAGAGATTGAAAGTTTAAATGTTTGGGGATTAGTCGATACTTCTCAAACACCTAGCTATAGCGAAGTTTCTTCTTCTCAAACACCTAGCTATAGCGAAGTTTCTTCTTCTCAAACACCTAGCTATAGCGAAGTTTCTTCTTCTCAAACACCTAGCTATAGCGAAGTTTCTTCTTCTCAAACGCCAAATTGGAAGGAAGTTGCTTAATGTTTATAAAAAATATAGTATAATCAAATTGGAGACAGACTATGGCAACCTATGTAAATGATCTAAGACTTAAAGAAATTGCTACGGGAGATGAGTCAGGAACGTGGGGAACTTCCACGAACACCAACTTAGAGCTTATTGCAGAAGCTTTTGGTAGCGGTTCTGAAGCACTTTCTGATGCATCTACTGCAACCATAACTATGGCTGACGGAGCAAGTGATGCAGCTAGAGCGATGGCTCTTACTCTTACAGGTTCTTTATCACAAGCGTGTACTGTAACTTTAGCACCTAACACAGTAAGTAAATGTTGGGTTATTAAAAACTCAGCGGGGGACACAGTAACAATTTCACAAGGTACAGGATCAAATGTAGTTATACCTAATGGAAGCATTAAAATGATCGTTACTGATGGAGCAGGAGGTGGTGCAGCAGTAACAGACGTATTAGCTATGACTTCTGGTGCTGGTAATGTAGGATTAGGAAGTGGAGCACTAGGGACAGGAATAACTACAGGAACAGATAACGTAGCTATCGGAGATTCTGCAGGTGATGCTTTAACAACAGGTTCAGACAATACTTTTGTTGGAGACACTGCAGGTGGAGCAACTACTACAGGGGATAGAAATACAGCAGTTGGTAGTGCAGCTTTATTAGCAAACACTACGGCTGTGCGTAACACAGCTTTAGGTCATACAGCAGGTACAGCTATAACAACAGGAGATAATAATGTTGCTGTCGGTTATAATGCGATGGCAACAAACACTGTTGGGGATAGAAATATTGCGGTAGGTGCAGGTGCTTTAAGCACCTATAATCCTAGTTCTAATGAAGATAGTCATAATATTGCTATTGGGTTTGATGCTTTAAAAGCAACCACAACTGGGAAACAAAATACGGCTATCGGGGGTTTATCTCTTGATGCAAATACCACAGCAGATAATAATACTGCAATAGGTTATGCAGCTTTAGGAGCAAATACAACAGGACACAGTAACGTAGCCATAGGTAAAGACGCTTTAGATTCAAACACCACTGCAAATCACAACATAGCTATAGGTGTTGACGCTTTACAGGCAAACACCACAGGAGCAACCAGTGTTGCTATTGGTGGAGAAGCGCTAACAGCCAATACAACGGGGGGTAATAATGTCGCAGTTGGTTATCAAGCACTCGATGCGAATACCACAGCTAGTAGTAACACAGGAATTGGGTATCAAGCACTTAGCGCTAATACCACAGGAGCTAGTAATACTGCGGTTGGTTATCAGTCTTTAGACTCTAACACTACAGCGAGTAATAACACAGCCATTGGGTATCAAGCGATTGCTTCTAATACAACAGGAGCTAATAACACAGCTCTTGGGTATCAAGCTTTAGATGCGGCAACTACAGCAGATAATAATATAGCTTTTGGGTATGCTGCTCTTGGTGCTGCCACCACTGGTGGAAATAATTTAGCTATAGGTGCTTATGCCCTTGATGCGTTAACAACAGGTACAGGAAATGTTGCCATAGGACAAGCAGCACTAGGAGCCTCTAGCGCAAGCAATAATACAGCAGTAGGTTATAACGCATTAATGTCAAACACTACTGGAACAGGTAATACAGCAGTTGGTTATGCAGCTTTAGACGCATCTACTACATCATCAGATAATACCGCCGTAGGAATATCAACTTTAACCGCTTTAACAACAGGTGTTAAAAATACAGCAATAGGTAAAGACTCAGGTAAAGGTCTTACCACAGGAACCCAAAACACAGCAGTGGGTGCAAGATCCTTACAAGCAGCCACGGAGGGAGATCATAATGTAGCTTTGGGTGAAGCAGCAGCATATGGTATTACCACAGGAGATAACAACACTGCTTTAGGTTCAAATGCTTTAGTTACGGCTACCACAGCAAGTAATAACGTAGCTATCGGTAAAGGTACTATGAATGCTAGTACCACAGGTGAGCACAACACAGCAGTAGGAACTACTAGCTTAGACGCTAATACAACTGGGTCTAGTAACATAGCAATAGGTAGTGATGCTTTAGGAGCTAACACTACAGGCGCTAATAATGTAGCGGTTGGTAGAAATTCTTTAGACGCTAACACCACAGCAGACGCTAACACAGCAGTTGGATATTCTTCATTATCCGCAAACACTACAGGTACTAGAAACACAGCTCTCGGTTATCATGCAGGATTAGCAGCAGATGCAAGTGATAATACTGTTATAGGTTATGCAGCAGGAGAGGCACTTACAACAGGTGCTTCAAATATAATTATTGGTAGTAAGTCGGGTCAAAGTTTAACTGTCGGTAACAACAATATAGTTATGGGTCTTGAAGCTTTAGATGCAGACACTAAAGGTGATAGGAATATTGCTATTGGTAGTCAAGCATTATCTGCACAAAATTTTACAACAAGCACAGATTCTTACAATATAGCTATAGGACATAGTGCTATGACTAGCAACACTACAGGTATAGATAATGTAGCAGTTGGTGGTTTATCTTTAGATGCTAATACTACTGGTAATTACAATACAGCAATAGGTAAAAGTTCTTTAGGAACTAACACTACAGGAGCTAATAACACTGCTGTTGGTAGAAATGCTTTATTTGCAAACACTACAGCAAGTAGTGGCACAGCAGTAGGCTATGAAGCATTAAAATCAAATACAACGGGTGCTAATAATGTCGCCGTAGGTAATGCAACTTTAGACGCAAATACAACAGGAGATAATAATGTAGGTATTGGTACTAATGCTTTAAGTGCTAATACAACAGCAGAAGCTAACACAGCTTTAGGTACTAATGCTTTATTGGTGAATACTACAGGCGCTTATAATGTTGCTATAGGTATGTCAACTTTAGATGCTAATAATGCTTCTTATAACACAGCTGTTGGGTATCAAGCACTTAGCGCTAATACAACAGGAGCCTCAAATATTGCTGTAGGCTACCAAGCCTTAGACGCTAACACAACAGGGACTTGGCATACAGCTATAGGTTATAATGCACTTGGTGCAATCACAACAGGAAACAACGGA